GTCATTCCTGCTCCAGACTTCGTAGGTCTAAAGTTTTTTTTATTTCTCGCAGGCATATTATCCTGTTTTCTCATATTATTTTTTTCGGTTAATTACTTTTTTTAATATCTTAGCTTGTCCCGCGTGTAATTTAGAAGCTTTCTTTAAACCTTTAATTACTTTTTTTACTTTATTTTTTTTGTTTTTATTCATTACAACATTCCTTTATAATATTTTTTTAAACTTGGATTACTAACTTTTACTCCACCTAAACTACCCTCAATGTAACTTCCTCTATAATCTCTTTGTGCTTGCCCAATCATCCCACCATCTTTTTTCTTAACAAAAGTTTTTACGTTGGTTGGTTTTCCTCCAGGATTACCGGCTGCTCTTTTTCGTTTGACAGCAGATGCCTTTTCGCCTTTTGTCATCCGTGTGGCTTTGGCAAGTGGTACGCATTTTGGGTATTTTCTTTTCGAACCAGAAGATGATTTTCTTCCACAAGGTTGATACTTGCCATCCTTCTTCGGTGCTCCGATGTCCACCCATTTCTCGTTCACCCATTTTTTTAAATCTCCCATTATGCAATCTTAGTTTTTTTTCTTCGGTCTGACATTACTTTGCCACAACCTCGTGCAATGAAACCACCGTTCTTTGCACTAGCTCTTACTTTGCCCTTGCATACTTTTGAAGCATACATATTGGCATAGGCCGATGGATACACTTTGAATTTACGCTTCGCTGCTGCTTTTCCTTTTGGACAAAGTTTTGCCATTACTTCTTCCTTTTTTTAACTCGTCCACCTTTTTTCATAAAGCCCATTTTATTTCTAACGGGTTTAGGAAGTTTACGTAGACCTTTTCCTTTTTTTCCTGATGGTACTGGTTTCATTATTTTTTCCTATTAAGTTTTTTTAAAGTCATAGCAAGTCTAGCACGTTGTCCTAGCTTACCTTTTTTCTTCGCAGCGGCTTTTAATTTTGAAGCTGGGATTTTTTCGCCTTTCTTTATTCCTAAAGATTTACGTAAAGCTCCCGGCTTTTTAATTGCCTTCTGTATAAAATCTTTCGCCATAAACTACTTGTTTATTTTGCCAGATTTTTTAGCTTTAGAACCAAATCTTCCATAAGAATCATCTCTTGAAGCTTTTAATTGTTTCTTCGTTCTTTTCTTTTTGATTCTCATAGCGATAGATTCATCTTTTCTATCTTTGTAGCCTTGTTTCTTTTTCTTAACACGACCACCTTTTTTCATCATAGGTCCACCTTTCATACCCATATCATCTGGATAGTAACCTGACTTCATATCTCTTCTTCTTGTAGACATTCCGCCACCTGCTTTTTTTACTCTTCCAACTTGTCCTCTAGGTTGAGCAACTTGTTTGTTATAGTTTGGATTTGCCATTATTTTTTTCCTCCGTTGTTTCTAAATATTTGTGTTCCCTTTATTCCATAAATGCTCGCCACGACAAGGATCCACAAATTTGTAAACCACGACGGCAATGACGCGAAATGGTCAAAGAAAATTTTTACTTTGTCCATCGCAGTCGGATCGTCACTTACGACTGCCCAGGCCAAAATCGCGATTGGCGCCGAGAGAATTAATAAAACTGCCTCGTCTTTCCAATCTGATTGTCTGGCTTCTAGAAGTTTACCTTGGTAAGCTTCTTTTCCTTCAGCCATACGCGAAGCGTGCATAAGTTGTGCTTCACTCATAGCCATTTTCGTTTTCTGCTTGTTAGCATAAATTTTACTACCAGCAGAAACGGCTAATTTAATTGCCGATAACCACATATTAGTACCAAGTAGCTTTTACAGGTTTTTTGTCAGGTCTCATTCTTCTTGTGCCTTTAACGTCAACCGTTTGTGATGTAAACGGATCAGTCATTTCCACAGGAATTCCACCTTGTTGCTCACCTTTTGAGTTTGCGCCAAGTTCAGGAACAACTTTTACATTGTCTCGACCTTTTCTTATTTTTTTAACCATAGTTTTCTCCTTAATTTCAGTTATATCTATTTTTTCTTAAAATTTCTACCAAAATCGTGAATCTTGCTTTGGTCTGCCATTGTTTGTTTAGCCAAAGAGACTCCTGCACGTAATCCAGCTAGTTCTTCGTTTTGTTGTAGCTTTTCATCGTGTTGTTGATCGTTCATCATAGCTCTCATAGTGTCTAAATCAAGTCTTGCTTCTCTATTCATAGCTTGTTCTTGATCATTTTTAGCTTTTATGTCTAATTCACGTGATTTTAATTTTAATAATGGATCACCACCTACTTCAGAGCTAATTTTATCTTCTTCTTTAGCGTAATCAATCATCATTTCTGCAATTAATTTAGCTTTTCTAGATTCAATTTGTGAAGTTATTTGTTGAACACGTTGAGTCATCTGCATTGCTTGCGGATTTTGTTGCATCATCTGTGGATTTTGCATCATTGGTTGTAATTGTTGTTGTATCATTTGCATTTCTTGCATTTCTTCTACAAATTCTAATTGAATTTGTTCTTGAGCCATAAATGAAATGTGTTCAAGTATATTTTTTTGTAAAGCCATCATTGCTACAGGATTATTTTGTACCATAGAGATAGACATAAAACTTAAATGAGCATCAATATGTGCTTTATGGTCTTGTCCTGGAAAAGCTTGAAAAGGTTTTCCGTTCATTGCCATTAAATTTTCTAATGCCGGGTCCATTGGTTGTGGTGGAGCTGGTGGTGGTAAAATTGCATTTACATTTTTCACACCCAGCGCATCATACATAGATCTATATGCTTGATATAGATTATGCATACGAGGATTTGATTGCGCCAGTTGTAATTGACTTTGAGCTATAGATATTCTTTGCGTCTGTGAGAAGATGTTTGGATCTGCTACAGGTAATATATCTATTCTTTCATCAAAGTCTTGAACTTTAATTTCTCTTCTTGCACCAGGTACATCATAAGGATAAACCGGTGGTAGATAAGTTTTAAATACTTCTGCTAATAATTTAAATTCTTGTTTAAGTCCTACATAAATTCTTTTATGGATAGCTGACATTACCCGCGATCCACGTTCCAATAACGCTACTGTCGTACCGACGGCGGCTTGTTGGTTCATATCACCCACTTGCATATCTGCGATGGCCGCGAAACGCTGGCCGGCGTTTACTACGATACCCATTAATTGTAATAATGTTTGATCTGGACCTTTAAAAGGTAACGTCATAAATTGATCTTTAATATTTCCACCAGGTGCATCTACATCTCTAAACTCACCAGGTTGTAAAGGTTGTGCATCATCTCTAACTCTTATACCTCTAGATTTAAATCCGGCAGGTAAATTAGATAATGTTCCTGCATCAAGTAATTGTCTTAACGCAGCTGTAGCAGTTCTAGTTAAACCACCAATCATATGGATTAAACCAAAGCCATAAAAACCTGTGCCAGGTAAAAATTTAAATTGTACAAAGTAATTTATTTTTCTTCTTAAAGGATCTTGAGGATTATAATTTCTTCTAATAGATAAAACTTTTTGACCTGCTTGTGCAACCGTTACAACATAAGGAAGTTTAATTCCTGTTGGTTCACCGTCTTCACCCATATCTTCATAGCCTTCTAAATCTAAATTAGTATGAACTTCATAAAGTGTATATTGATCTTCTTGACCATCTTTAGAAATACCTTCAAGTTCTAATTTTTTATCTTCTAATTGATTTTCAGTTACAGGAGGTTGTCCTAATTCTATATCTCTATAAAAACCATTTACTTGTTGTTTTCTTAATTCGTTTTCAGAAATTTTAATTGTATGTATCACAGCCTCTGCATCTTCTAAAGAGTTTGCAGAGTAAGGTACAATTAAATCATCTGCAGGTACAAATTTAGAAACGGCTCTACCTAAAAGAGAGTCATAATAAACTTTCTTAAAGGTAGATCCGGATAGAGGGAGGTAGAAAAGCATTTGATCAAACTCGGGTTCATATTCTTTCATCTGATCCATAATTTGATAATTCATAAAATCTTTAACACGTTTAGATTGTTCTTCTTTAGCAACATCAACGGCTCCCATAATTTGTGTTCTAACGGGACCATCTGCTGGTAGTAATTCTTTGTAAGCTTGTGCTTGAAATTGTGTAACCGCTTCAGCAAGCACAGGGTGATTAACACCTGATGCACCTCTGAAAGGTTCTGTTCTTCGTTCGTATTTGAAACCTAATAATTCTAAACCATTTCTGTAAGTATCTTCCCAATCACCTCTGGATTCTTTGTATTCGTTGTAATGGTCCACCATTTTATTTCCTAATGGTGATAAAATTTCTTCACCTAAAAAATCTGCTAGGTTTTCAAAATGGTCTTGACCACCTTCTTCTGTTACAGCTCTAGGGTCAAATGCAATTTCTGCACCACCCTCTTCATCCATTGTAACTTCAACATTACCTTGTTGATTTTTCTTTTCAATGATTTCATCTCTTTCTTGAATTAATTCTTCTTGCTTCGGAACTTCAACAACTGTTTCTGTAACGTTTGGAACTGGTTTATCTATTGCCATTATATTTTCTCTTTAATTGTTATTGATTCAACACCTTCTTCTACTATCTTACCAGGTGCTTTTGCTTTTGTCAATTTAGGTTCTCCTACTTTGACTTCCATAGGGTTTTCAGCAGTCCACATTAATAATTCTGATTGAGTAGCTTTTTCACCTGTTTCAGTGTTTATAAAAGCTCCTATATCATTATTGTATTTTATATTCATTATCTTTTATTTTTGAACATCGTAGCGAGCCCACCTCTAGAATAATCCGTTCTTCCTCTACCAGTTCTATTACTCACAGGACCGCCGGTTGTTGCATTAGCCCCAAATCCAAGTCCTGTATCATAAGATTGTTTACCATCACTACCTAATCCATAATTAACTGGTCCGTGTACAGAGGAATCATATTGTCTTGCTGATTCTGCTCTAGATTTAGCCGCTGCTTTTTCTTTTTCAATTCTTTCAAGTTCTTTTAATCCAAGTTGTTGTGAACCTAAAATTATTTCTTTAGCTTTATTAATATTTCTAAGGTCCCTTATCAAATTAGTTTGTTTACCCATTGTTTTATTATAGCCTTTGTTTCCTTTATAAGTTCCATCAATAATGTCTTCAATTTCTTCTTTAGTAAAACCATATTTATCAGTTAAGGTCTGAGTAATACTATCTGTTCTTTTATCAAACGTATCGGCATCCATTTGACTTAAATTATATCCAGACATAACACCACCAACAGTTCCATAGTCACCTTGTATTCTTCCTATGTTATCAACTCCTATACCTAGGTTAGCTGCAATGTTTTCATTAATGGCTCTTTGATTAGGTG